TCCTTAGTTATCCTTATTCAGCTTCGTCCATTGGATGGACAAAGGTGAGGAAACCCGAAGGCTTCCCCACCTAATCCATTTATCCGCTTTGTCCATTGGATGGACAAAGGTTAAACCGTACTATCAACCCCCACGCCATTCAAGATACCACTCTTCTCACCATGATGGAACTCCAACCCACACTCGGTGAGGAACTCCTCGATGGTCGCGTCGAGCCTCTTACCATTCTGAGAGTCCTTCTCCTTGTCAGGGTAGAAGGTGGTGTCGGTGATATACTTGTACTTAATCTGATTCGGCTCGAAGATGACCATCATGTTCCGAGTGGTTGCATCGTAGCTGAACAGAGGATGGGTCTTCATGTTGAGAACACCGAAAGGCGTAATCCACTGGGTGACCTTCATGCCATACTCAGCCGATTTCGGAGTGAGTGTGATGACGCCACCAGCCTTCGCTGCCCTATTGATCCCCAGTAGTGCACCGCTTCCACAGAAGGCCAACTTCTCCTGCGAGCCATACCTGAAGATCTGCTCCATCATAATGTCCATCCAGAGCTCACCATTCGCAACCCAGGTAGTGCCAGCATAAGCAGCGTTCGTGGAGAAGTCATCACAGTTAGCTGCAGCCAGCGTCCTGATCCAAGGAATGATCCCCCTGGATGTTCGCTCAGGCTTCCCGTTATCTCCTACCCCCTGGGTCCTGATCCCCCACATGAAGGCATTCTCCTGCTCGATCCCATGCATCTCCAGTGCCTCACGCTTCATCTTCTGGTAGTCATTCTCCGTCCGAAGCTTCGTGAGCCTAGCCGTTCGAGTGATGCTGAGAGGTGTCCGGAAAATCTGTGTGTAGTTGTAGTGCTGCTCAACATCTCGCGCCACAGCATCGGGCATCTCACCGCCCTCAGGGTTGATGTTACCGATGATCTTGAACGCATCACAGCCGCTCAAGCCACCAACTCCAGCTACATTGTTGTCAATCTCCAAGAGCTTCACAGCGATGGTAGAGAGGTTCACTCCAGCGACAACGTCTACGAAGGTCACCTTCGCATTCACGTCCACTCTCCACTCAGAAGCATCTCGCAGAAGGATCTGATGCCCTACACGAATGTAGTTCGCAACAGAATCATCCACCCTCAGATACAAGGTGGTTCCCGCAGCAGCGTTGTTTGCCACGTAGGCAACCAGACAAGCTGCATCAGTAAAGATCCCTGCCACATCACCGATCACGTCTGTGATGTTCTCAGTCCACCAGTTGAACTGCGGATCGGTTACCTTCTCACTTCCCATCATTGAGAGGATGGCTGTGAGAGGAACCATTCCATTTGGATAGAGGTACAGAATCTGCTGCCTCCAATCCTGAGGTCTCTGATTCGTTACCCAGTCACCTGTTCCACGCATTCCTAAATGTGCCATTTTCTATCTCCTCCTACAAATCATTCTAGGGTTTGTTACTGACTAGGTGTAGCAGTACCACTAGGGCTAGCGCTAGGGCTAGTACTAGGAGTTCCACTCGGACTGGTACTAGGAGTCGCACTAGGACTCGTAGACCCAGTAGCCCCAACCTGACAACACTGATGCCAAGAATACCCATCTGACCAAAGTAGGATAGACTCCCTAGGACCATCAAAGACGATATCACCAGGCCAGTTCTCCGACTCATCTTGATCTTGAACAGTAACAGTGTTGACGTTATCTGCGTCTCGCGTTACAATAGCGAACCACAGACCTCTGCAGTCTCCCACAGGAGGGAGTGTAAGGATGATTGCCGTAGTGACTGCATTTGCTGTAGCTCTCACACACTGATCTCTTGGAGTCATCTGTGTGTCCACAGCAGCATGCAAGATTTTGTCTACAACCTCATGTGATTCATAAGGCTTCTTGTCATGTGCCATCTTCTATCTCCTTAAAAGTTAAAGGTTATCCTACTCGCTAGGCGACGAGCTGGGTGATGCACTAGGGCTTGTTGATGGACTACCAGACGCACTAGCACTAGGACTGCTACTCTCACTTGCACTAGGTGATGTACTTGGAGTCCCACTAGGTGACGCACTAGGACTACTAGACTCACTTGCACTAGGACTAGTACTAGGTGTTCCACTGGGACTTGTACTAGGTGATGTGCTAGGGGTTCCGCTAGGACTTGCACTAGGGCTAGAGCTTGTGCTCTCGCTAGGACTTGTACTAGGTGTCCCACTAGGGCTCATCGAAGGAATACTGTAATGATCGCAGCACTTATGCCACATATACCCATCAGAGAATAGCGTAAGCGACTCCCCTGGGTTATTCATCACAGCATCTGCCAACCAATTCTCCGAATCGTTAGCGTCTGTAACTGTCACGGTATTGACAAGGTCTGCATCCCTAGCTACAATACCAACCCAAAGACCGCGACATTCAGAAGGATTTGCAAGCGTCACCGTAAAGGGTCCACTTACAGCATCAGCCGTTACTCTGACACAATGATCTCTTGCTGTCAGAGTACCATTGGCGACAAGGTGTCTGATCTTTCCGACCACCTCATGCGCCTCATACATTTTCTTGTCAAGTGCCATTTGTACCTCCTCTAGTCATCGATCCCTTGCATATCTGCCAGTTCTTTCTCCAACCCTGAAAGTTTCTTTGGAGTCTGCTTAGCAGGTCCGGAAGGGGTCTTCTCAAATGTTGGTTTCCCTCTATTCGTCACACCTCCGTCATTGATCATCGCTTTACGATGAAGGTTTAGCCTTCCTCTAGTCTCTGTCTCTGTCTTATTCAGAAGCTCTTCCATGGTAAGTTCAGGGTTCTCTGTAGCCATCTTTGTAAAGGATTCGGCTACTACCATGGGGTAAGGCTGCAGGTCAGGGTTGTTTGTGTAGAATACCTCCTTTGCTTTCATCATAGAAGTCTGAGCTTTTATGTTTTTCTGTACGATCTCAGGGATGCTGCGAAGGACCTTCTCGCTACCCAGTTGAGTACCAGCCCCTACACCAGCCTTATACACACGGTTGAGCAAAGCGTTGAGCCTATCCTTGTCGCTAGTAACCTCATCAAGATCATCGTCACCGATGAAGTCGACTGAAGCATCAGGGTCGAACTTGAGCTCTTCCTTCGGTTCAACTTTAGGTTCAGGTTCTGGTTTTGGCTCAGGCTTAGGTTCAGGCTCTGGGTCGCTCTCTCCTAGTCCAGCCTTCTCCCTTAAAGTTCGCTCAAGCTCTTCACGATACTTCTGTGCATCATCAGGCTCAGGGCTAGGTTCTGGGTCAGGATCAGGTTCAGGAGCTGGCTCAGGTTCTGGCTCTGGTTCCGGGTCTGGGTCAGGACTAGGCTCCAGATCAGGATTAGGATCAGGCTCTGGCTCAGGTTCAGGTTCAAGCTCAGGCACAGGGTCGTTCATTGCTGCGATGTCCTTATCCAGTACCTCTTGCTCCTCTTTCGTTCGCATCACTTTCTCCTCTTTGTCCATTCAATGGACATAGTTTAGACCCGTGGCGTCCTGAACAGTTCCCACCAAACTCCGTTGACTGCTCCTGCAGGATCACCACCTATGTTTACGAAGGCTACTACGTCATAGATCTGACCACCATAGTAGACTTCAGCCGCACTCTGGTTCAGAGCGATCTTGGTAAGGTCACGCTCGAACCTTATATTGCCATCACCCAGGTGGAATATCTTCACCTGGCCAGCAGTACCTCCGGTGATCTCCGCAATATCAGCAGCACCAGTCCCAGTGATGCGAATCATCTCTAGCATTGCTGCAGAGAGATCCGTATCTATGTCCAAAGCCACCACTCCCGCTGCGATATTAAGGTTCGTGTAAACCAGTGCACTACCAGCTGCGATGGATGTTTCGTTAGTGTTAATTGCCAACCTGTTCGCTCTAATGTATGCACAGATTGCTGAAACAAGAACACTATCTTCTGGTTTCGTTGTATCAAGTGCCATCTTGGTCGTCCTCCTCGTAATTAAAGGCTTCGACAAAAGTCTGTGGGATGCCTAGGAAATACTTCATAGCTTCTATCCTACCTTCACACCTTGCGAATTCATCAAGGCGTTCTTCTCTACTAGAAAACTCACTAGTGTATGGGAGATCTTTTACATTCTCTATCCAATCCTTCAGAGTTGCTTCGATGGACTTCCAAGGCCCACTTCTCTGAAAATCCTCCCATGCTCCAGCGTTCATCACTTCTCCTTATGCAGCTACTGGTGTGAGGTTGCCTCTCTCCACTCCCCTAGCAACATCCTCATCAGGCATGACCTGAGTCTGGATCTGACTTGCATTCCGCTTGAACTCCTCTACATTCTTCGCTCCCATCGACCTAGCAATGTGCATGAAGATCCTAGTCATGTCAAACTGTTGCATTAACTCTTCACTATTTGCAATCATACCGAACATCTGCAGCCATCCTTCAGAGAAGTTACTTCCAGGGACAGATCCATCCCTAACGAAAGTATCATATTCGACTAGCAGATCAAACGGAGACACCTTGATATGACCACTAGGCTCAACACCATACTCACGCATTAGCTGGTCTTGCCATCTGCCAGTGGCTCTGATGTAAGTCTCCTTATCCATCATCTGCTGAGTGTTCGTGGCAAACTGGTATCCTGTATCCTGCATCGCTTGCAGTCCGATAATCATGGCTATACGTGTAAGCCGGGAGTATCCACCTTGTTGTGTTCCTTGGAACTCCCCTTTTGTCAGTCGCTCTGGCCCGCCTTGTCGTAGGCTCCCCATCATTGGGTCATCAGTTGCAGCGATCTTCTGCATCCAGTTTACTATGTACGCAGAGTCTCCGATGTTAGCTTGTGTAATATCACTGATGTTCAGCTGCATCGCAACGTCTTTCACTCCCTTACCCCATGCAGGGCGGCGCAGCCTAATGAGCTTACCAGGTTGTGGATCCTTCAAATCATTGATGTTCACTAGTTGTGGGTCAACTATAATCATATCATTCACGGCCTTACGAACGTTAGTGATATGACTATTGAACAGGAAGTCCAGCACTCCCTGGAGCCCATACAGAATCTCTAACCTGGAGATTGGTGTTGAGGTATATCCATCATAGTCTGGCGCCGCTACCGACACAGGGTACATCCCGTGGTTGAAGTTCGCTGGATAAGCCTTCATAATCAAGTTATCATTAGCTACGTTGAAGCACCACTTCTCAGGCATCTCTGACGTTCCGAGTTCCCACTCTTTTGGGATCAGATCTATATACATGGTAAGCATGAACACTCTATTATTGTCTACCGTTTCCTGCGGAGTTCCACCACCTGTGGTCTTCCTAGTCCTTTCATCTTGGTTATTTGCAAACTGAGACGTATTCGTAGACACATACTTCAAGTACTTAGCGTTAAACATCTCCTTGTCATACTGCTCTTCTCGCATCAGAGAGAGCTTGTTGTCTTTTCGTATCCAACCTACGAACTCACCATTCTGGACCTCACTAGCAGATACGTTAGGGTCAGGAAGGTAGTGGTACGGACTGATGTTATGTAGGCAGTTGCCCTCGAATAGGACAGTTTCGATATCTTCCTTGTAACCATTCTCGCTCAGCAACTGATCATTCGCTCCATAGAGAGTTCCTTCTCTCTTGACCGATCTGAAACCCATCTTCTTCATCCACCCAGGAGAGGTAATCCCTAGACCGTATCCTAAGGAATCCCTGAACTGAGTGTGGAGTGCCAAAGGGACCTTCGTCTTATTACAATGTAGCTGAATGATCAACTCCATCAACATCGAGCCTAC